GAGAGAAACTTGGATGTATGCCCCAAGTATTGATAGAATTGATAATACAAAAGGATATATTAAAGAAAATATCATTATTGTTAGTAGAAGGGCAAATATCCTAAAAAAGGATGCTACACTTGATGAGTTGAGAAAACTTGCAGATTATTATGAACATTTTTGTGACGCATAAATTTCCGGCAGAAAGTGCAATAGTACTTCCGGACAAATTAGTAGTGAAGATGCCACTGGAATGCTGCCAAATGCTTTCCATCGTAGCATCAGAAAAGTGGGGGCACGGGTATGGTCCTCTGTACAAAACTGACCACACTCCCTACAAAACTGAAAAGGGTGCGTTTCGTAATCATCCCTGTACCAAATGGGCAATGGAAAATATCCATAATGCCTATTGGTTAATCAAGCATGGATTGAACTTGTGCGATGAATACACTCTGCGGTATAATAAGGTTCACTCCTGTTACAAGACTCTTGTGGGCGCTTTCTATTTGTTTCCAAGGGGAAAGATTACGGAAGTAACTCCATTCGCTCGTGCTATGCCCGACGAATATAAATTTGACGACAGCATTGATACATTCACTGCCTACAAAATGTATATTGCTTCAAAACCTTGGGTAGCAGACAACTATCTGCGTATGCCTGAAAGAAAACCTGAGTGGGTATGAAATACACCAAGGGTGATATCTTTCTTGACAAGAATACGCACAAGTTGTATATTTTTGATGGGGAAGAATGGTTGGAAATTGTTCCTACCGCTGAATTGAAAAAACCTGATTGGGTTTGATTATGAAACTGATTGATAAAAAGGACTCTCGGTATTTTACCGAAACGTCCAATGAACCTTATATCCGTCATAGGTATAAGGTTGTAGACATTCACGGGAATGCTACAATATTTGATAATTGGATGGACACCCAGCAAGTCTGGTGGAATACTCCGTCTCAATTTTTGTCCCACATTGAGGTTCTTGATAATGAGTGATTTTATTTGGGTAGAGAAATATCGCCCGAAGACCATTGAGGAGTGTATTCTCCCAGAGTCTACTAAGAACATGTTTCGGGAGTTTCTAAATAAAGGCGAAATTCCTAATATGCTTCTTGCTGGTCCTCCTGGTGTTGGTAAGACCACTGTTGCTAAGGCACTTTGTAACGAACTTGGGGTAGATGTATATGTCATCAATGGATCCGACGAAGGTAGATTCCTTGATACTGTCCGAAACAATGCGAAAAACTTTGCTTCGACCGTCTCACTTTCGTCAGATGCTAAACACAAGGTCGTTATCATTGATGAGGCAGACAACACGTCAAACGACGTACAACTCTGCCTACGTGCGTTTATTGAGGAATTTGCTGGCAATTGCCGTTTCATCTTTACCTGTAACTACAAGAACAAAATCCTGGAGCCACTCCACTCCCGATGTGCCGTTGTTGACTTTTCAATCAAAGGAAAGGAGAAGGCCCAACTTGCTGCTAACTTTTATAAGCGCATTCAAGACATTCTTCAAGCAGAAGGTATTGAGTATGACTCAAAAGTTCTGATTGAACTGATCAACAAACACTTCCCTGATTGGCGTCGTGTTCTTAATGAGTGTCAGCGTTATTCCGCAAGTGGAAAGATTGATGCTGGTATTCTTGCTGCTTTCTCTGATATTGCTGTAAATGACCTTATTAAAAATCTCAAGGACAAAAACTTTTCAGAAGTTCGTAAGTGGGTGGTCTCCAACTTGGACAACGATGCTTCTGTTTTACTTCGCAGGGTTTATGACGCCGCTTATGATTGTCTTACACCCTCGTCTATTCCTGCTGCCGTTCTTGTTATTGCTAAGTACCAATACCAATGTGCGTTCGTGGCTGACCAGGAAATAAATATGCTTGCTTGTTTAACCGAACTTATGGTGGAGTGTGAATTCAAATGAACGTAAAACTTATTCGTATGTGGTCTGGTGAAGATGTCGTCGCAGACCTTATTGATGATAAAAGCGATGTGGGTGAGGATGTAATTGTTATCACTAACCCAATTGTTGCTGTTCCTGCTGGTAATGGTCAAATGGGATTTGCTCCATGGTCTCCTCTTCTTAAAGGAAAGAACGAGGAGATTGAAGTCTCTAAGAAATATGTTGTTTATATTGCCGAGGCACAAGAACAAATTGTAGATAACTATAAGGACATGTTCTCAGTTATCAAATCACCAAGTAAGAAGTTGATTGTCTGATCATGAAAAATCAACATCAAGTAAAGACGCACTGGTATTACTGGTTCTGGGGTGTTTGTGCCGTTGCCGTAGTGAGTGGGCAACTCTATGTTGGATCTGGTTATCGTGAGATGGCAGAAGCAACCAAGTCTACTGAAATTTCTGTGAGGTGTATTAATGGGTCTGCTACAAATTGATTTTAAAAGTCTCAAAGAAGTCCCAGTAAAGACTACACCTGAGAATGTAAGAGAGGCAAATGAGGCGCTATTTCGTGCTAAAATGACTTTACCTGCTGCCGCAAAACACTGCGGTATGACACAGAAGGAAATGAAACTGACCTTCTTTGAATATCTGAAGTATCACAAACCTGATTATGAAGTCCCTGAAAACCCCGCTTAGATATCCTGGTGGTAAGTCCCGTGCTTGTGAGAAGATGGGACCTTACTTTCCAGATCTTCGTGACTACAAAGAATTTCGTGAACCCTTCCTTGGAGGAGGAAGTGTTGCGATTTATATCACCAAGAAATATCCCAACCTAGATATTTGGGTAAACGACTTGTATGAACCTCTCGTAAACTTCTGGCAGCAACTCCAGATTTTTGGTGAGGATATGAAAGATAGGTTGGTAGAACTGAAGACGGCAAATAATACTCCAGAGTTGGCGAAAGACTTATTCCTTTCCTCCAAGGAGAAGATCAATGACCAAAGCGTGTCAAGTATTGACCGTGCTGTGGCTTTCTATGTTGTTAATAAGTGCTCTTTCAGTGGGCTCACAGAGAGTTCATCATTTTCACAACAGGCAAGCGTCTCCAACTTCAGTATGCGAGGGATTGAAAAGTTGCCTTCGTATTCTACGATAATCGAACACTGGCGTATAACTAACTATTCCTACGACTATCTGTTGGATGGCACACCCGATAGTTTTTTGTATCTTGATCCTCCTTATGATATTAAGGATAATCTCTATGGCAACAAAGGATCAATGCATAAAGGATTTGATCACGATCGGTTTGCTGCTGACTGTGATAAGTGTTCTATGCCTCAGTTGATTAGTTACAATTCAGATCAACTGGTCAAAGATCGCTTCAAGAATTGGAATGCTGCCGAGTTTGACCTTACTTATACGATGAGGTCTGTTGGCGAATATATGCGAGAGCAAAAATCTAGAAAAGAACTGCTGCTATTTAATTATGGAATTGAAGGACTGGTTAAACTCGATCAATCAGACGAAACAGAATCTGATTGACGAAGACCCTTCTCTTGAAAAGGAATATCCTCCTTATATTATTAATCGCTGTTTCTCTGGACACTTGGACTCAGTGATGTTTGCGAATGAAATGAACCAGTGCCATTTTCTCGCCAAAAAACTACAATATGACTTTTTACTAAATAGTCTGAGGAAAAAGAAGAGATTTTCTCCCTGGCTCCGCAAAGATACAATCAAAGATCTTGATTATGTTAAACGTTACTATGGTTATAGTAATGAGAAGGCAAAGCAAGCTTTGAGGATTCTTACAGAAGAACAACTTAATTTTATTAAATCGAAATTTGAAACTGGAGGAACAAAATGAGTGTCGTTCAAGAACCTGAAGTGAAGTGGACGCCCGATCAAATGGTGGAAGTGGTTCTCAATGAACCCGATGACTTTTTGAAAGTGCGCGAAACTTTGACCCGTATTGGAGTCGCATCACGAAAGGAAAAGAAAATCTATCAGTCTTGTCATATTCTTCACAAGCAAGGTAGATATTACCTAGTTCATTTTAAGGAACTGTTTGCTCTGGATGGCAAACACGCAAACCTGACCGTTAATGACGTTCAGCGTCGTAATCGCATCGCCCAACTTCTTGC